CCGGTTCCCTGTATAGGTGAAATTTTCCGTCTTGAAGCAGTCCAGGTTCGCCGGCGTCCATGTGGCGGGCAGGTTGATCACGCTCGTGAGCGGAGCGTCGTTGGTGTCTGGCGGATAAAGTACCTCGAAGCGTGCATTCGCCTGCGTCTGCCGCACGAACGCCATAATAGCCGTGGTGAATTGCCCGATCAACCCAGGCAGAAAAGCCGACTCCTGCGGATACGAAGTGGGATCGTTGCTGGGGTCCGTGAACACATGCATGGGCCGCCCGAACTGCGACTGGAACGCGCTCGTCGTGTAGGCATCGTAAAACGGCATCCCGCAGTTCGGGATCGGCTGCCAGTTGCCATTCGCGGGATCCGTGGGCGGGCAGAAGTACCACCATTGCACCTCGCCGAACTGTAGATACGGTCGCAATCCGGCTTGTGCCATCAGGTTGGCCATGGCCAGATAGACCTGCCGCCAGAACGCCAGGCTCGCCGGCGAGAAATTCGTCTGCAGCGCCGGAGTGTTCACCATGCACGGGCTGCCGTCCGGATAGCACTGCGCTATGCCGGCCGCCACCGACGGATCGCCATTGCCGAGTTCCATGCTGAAGGATGCCGTGGCGTCGATTCCGTAACCCGCGAGCGCCGTGTAGAAGCTCAGGCTCCAGTCCCGCGCCGCTCGGTTGATCGGCGGCGTGGCGGTCAGATCCGTGAGCCAGTTTGCATCCACGCCGCCATCCAGCGAGCCGCTGGTCTGCGCCTGAAGAGTCGTACTACCGCCCACGTCGACCGCCAGGGGCAGTCCATTACCGGCGCTCCCCATGGCCCGCGCGGTGATTGTTAGCACCGAACCGCTCGCCTCCGCCCGCACACCCGTCGAGCCTTCGTTGATGAGCAGTTCGAACGCGATCGCCAGGCTTGCCGGCGTATCGCCGATCAGGTTCAAGTGCGTCAAGGTCGTTGGACCTAGCGAGACTTGCGTCGTATCTCCGAATTGAGACACGCCGGAAAACGTGATCGCCCCCGTGGCGTACTGCTGTGCCGGGCAGCACAGCTCGTAAAACCAGAGCGCGCCTGCGTAGTGATTCGTCCTGCCGGTAAACCCCAGCGCCTGGACCAGCCACGCCGTCCGCTCCGGCGCCAGCGCTTGCGAGTGCAGCGTATCCCAGTCAGTCGCTAGCGTGGTCTGCGAGTCGGGCGAAAAAACAGGCAGGTCCGCGGTGGGTACCGCCACTTCCAGAAAATCGAAATAGAAATAAGAGCCCGCCTGTCCCGCATGCGTGATCGTGACTGTGTGCGTGACTTGGCCGGACAGCTCCCCCAGGTCGCACCGCACCAGAAAGTCTTCACCGGCGAGAACTAGATTCAGAGTGTACGCAGGGTTTTGATCCACCTGAATCGAGACTTGCGTACAAGCATCCGCATACCGCGTCCCGAGGTACAAGGTGTGAGTTAGCGGCGCCTGGTAAGAGTGGCTTACGCTTGCGCCGGGTGTTGTTGCATAACTGATCGAGCCGCCGGAGTAGTTGCCGATGGACTGCGTCCATTGACCTGAATAGGCCAGTGCCGTATCGTCGTCCTCTGTCCGCCAGCTTCCCGGTCCGGCGACCTGATAGCCCCGGTTGGCGCCGCTGACTGTCCAGTTCGAAACAGTGACTGCGAATTCGCTGCGCGCGAAATGGCCAGGCTGCAAGTCCGCCGCCCAGGTCCAACGCATCTTGCGCACTGCGTTCATCGGCACTGGCACTGTGGCGCCCGTGGGATCGAGGCCGTTGATCGCGCTGAAATTTAGGTTGATCTGCCACTGACTCGGTGACGCACCGCCGGTAAGTAACTGCCACGCGGGTTGCCAGCTCTCGGTTTGGGCGCCGAAAACGTTGCCGTACACGCCGGTGCGGTTGCCGTTCTCCCCCGTGCTGCCGGCTGCCAGCGTCAACGTGATCGCGGACCCGTTAGCAGACGCCTGCATGGACGTTGAGAAGGTGTTGATGCTGGTCGCCAGTGCCGCCGCCGCCGACTCCAGTGTGTCGGTGCCATAAAGCTGGTATGTGTAGTGCTCCTGATCCCACGCCAGCTCTATGTAATCGCTTCCCGTGGGCGTGCCTTGCAGCTCGAAAGTAGCAGACGCCGCTTGATAACTTCCGGCCGACGCTGTGGCGTGCTGCTGCAGGGGAATTTTGTAAATCTGCTCACCTGTTCCGGGATCGGCCCACACCCGCAGGAACGGCCAATCCACCGTCGGATACAGCGTCGCATCGAGCGCAATACAGTTATTGCGTACTTCCTCGTATGATAGCTGCAATCCGCTCAGATCGCCGTCCGGGAGGTTGCGAAAAACCGGGTGCTCGAATATGTTGTCGCGGTTCCATTCCACCACCGCCCAGTCGGATTGCTCGCGCCAGCAGCCCGAGACCGTGAATCCGCTGGCGCTCGTCTGGCTCAACGCCGCGATAGCCGACGGCTGGTAGAAGTAGCACTGCAAATCCTGGTTTGGAGTGAGTTTCTCAAGTGTGGACATGCTTGGGCCGCCGTCACAACCGCAAAATCACGGTAAGATCCGAGCCCGGACTAGTTGGCCCCACCGCGGTAATCGCCAGGCTGAGTTGGGCCTGCGCCTGAAGCGGCATCCCGAATCCGTCGACACTCGGCGAGCACGTACCGCCATCCGGAATCGTCAGCGTGCAGTACAACGCGCCGTTAAGGCTCAATGTCAGTTGCACCGGCCCCCCTACAGGCGCCTGCTTTACGACCGCATATATGTCCAGCACTGCATGCGCCGCTTCCACTATTACGTTGGGCGCCGGATTGCTATCTACCGCCAAGAACCCTTGCACTTGAAACGAGAACTGCCCGCCGGATAGCGTTCGCAAGCCGTAATCCACCGACTGCGTCAGGTTGATCGAAGCTGTCGGGCTGTTGCCTCTCGAATTAGTCACAAACAGTTCCGCGCTGGCCACCTTCGTGTTGGGTAGCAGTAGCGGATAGCTCCAATTGCCGCTTAGCGGGCTGCCAAAGAAGTCCAGTGGAAAAGGAACTACGATCACTTCGTTCGACAAATTGTACACGGGTATCTGTGCGGCATGCGGCGCCTCGGCGGTGCCATGCATCGCGCGTGTCACTTGGTAGGCCAGGCCCCCATTCTGCACCGCGACGACCTGCATAACTTCTTCCTCGACCTGTACGAAGGAGCCCGCCGTCGCAGTCCCCGCTGGCGCAAGATTCACCGTCGTGTCTGTCGCCGCCATTTCCGACGAAAGAGAGAACAGCGTCCTTCCGGCTAACTCGTCCCAGTAATGAAGCGTCAGCGTGCCCGCCGTTACACTGTGTGTGTTAGTCAGATCGGGGAACGCTACTCCGCTCAACTGCACCACTCCGCCTTGCACGGATGACGACCCCACGCCGAACACCGGCAGCGGTGGAGTGCTCATATCTCCCATGCCACCGCCACCGACTTGCCACCGGGTCAGTGTCGAGAGCAACGGTTGTCCCTCCAGATTGTTCACATTCGCCGCTCTGCCCTGGATATGCAGGGTGACGCCGGTTTCGTTCGGCACCTCGAACTGCACGGGGCTGGTCTGGGAAGCAGCCGCGAAATGCCAGCCTGCCTCCGCCACCACAAAGGTGCTAGTCGCATCCGGCTGGACGGCCCATGGCTGAGTCAGCGTCAGGATGGTCGCCGTATTGGATGCAATCGCATACTCCTGGCCCGATCCTATACCGGTCATGATCCGTACGATCATGCCGGCATAATTGGCATTGCCCATCTCCGCCGTGCTGTTCCCTACCGTGTTCGCCGTGACGAGCGTTGCGGCATACCCCGGCTGCAGTTCCATCCGCCAATAAAAATTAGCGTGATCGTACGCCGGATCGGGAAGCGCCGCGATCTGCACCTGCAATCCCGAGTCCGTAAAGGTAGGGGCCGGCGCTTGGTTCGTCGCGATCCGGTACAACTGCGATGGATTAGGGCCCCGGTAGACGTTAAAGCCTGTCGTGCTGGCTGAAAAGCTCAATCCGGTCAGAGTCACACTATTTGTATTGGGCCCGGCAGGGATGCTGGCGAGGATGGCGAACGACAGAGCGCTCTCGTTGCCGGCCGAATCGAGCGCGCTCACCGCGTAGTACAGTATCTGACTTCCCGCCAGCGTGCCCGTTGCGCCAATCGTGGCTGCCAGGCTCACCAGCGGTATGTTTGGCCCGCCCGGCGCCGTGGTCCCTGGGACCAGAAAGCCTGCCGTCAACTCCTCCGTGACGCCGCCGTCGCTGTCGTTATTAGAGCTCTCTGTGATCTGGTACTCGTAGTTGCCGTTCGAGTCGACAGTGTTTCCCAGCAGCGGCCGTGGTAGCCCCACGCCCGCGCCCGGTTGCCGGCGTGCGCCCGTGTCGCCCGGCATTTGACCATTCGTGTCGTCGTACCACTCGTCTTGATAGATCTGTGCAGTGATCGTGGTGATCCGGTAGTTCGCTCCCGGCGCGATCTTAGTGATGCGGAATGGCTGGCGCTCAAAGCCTTCTTTGAGGTACGTTACGGTAATGATGTCGCCCGGCCGCAGCCCCAGCGCCTTCACGCTGGTATCGAAAGAAATGTACGTGTTCCCTTGAATCGACTTATCCAACGAGAATTGCAGGATGCGCGCCGCTTGGTCATAGTTTGGAATCCCGAGCGCACTGAGCGTTGTAGTCACCACCTGCCCGATCAGATCCACGTCGTCCACATCCACCATCAACAGGCTATCCTGTTGATACTCATTGAATGCGTCTTGAAATTCCAGGGTGACCTGGTTCGGCGTGTCCGCGATGCTTCGGGAGAATATTTGTACGCTGGGCTCCCGGTTGGCCTTACGCAGGATGTTTGCGACGCCCGTGGACCCGTCGCTGAATTCGTAGCTCGGCCAACCCCCTAACAGCGGCTCTGTGCTATTGCTCCACGCCGGCTGCGCGGGCTGTTGCAGCGCGATCGAGTTTTCCACCTGCAACTGCAGCAGGCCGCTCATGCTATAGGTAAACAACAGGCGGCATGCGTTGCGAATCCCCCGAATCAAATCTCCCGCGCTTCGCCGATAGTTCAAGTACAGATTACATTGGAAGCGGGGAATCATGATGCTGTTCCCGTTAAGGTCTTGGGTTTGAATCTGCTGGTCGCAAAACGCCGCCGCCGCCGCGAAAGTTGTCAGATCGATATAGCCAGCGGTCCAGCCACTACGCTGTAAGATGTCCAGTAGAATCCATGCCGGGTTTGCTGTGAATACTTGCGCGAGAAAGCTGCCGTCGGATCCGTAGGTGGGCAACTGTAATCCGTCCGCGAGCACCTGTAACGTCGGCAGTGACTGTCCGTTGTTGATCTGGTTTGGGACGACCACCGATAGGTACGCCATGCTTCCATATGGGTCGCCGGCAGGGTTGCCGGAGGCATCCGTGAAGTTCGGGTCGAATGCGCCATTCCGGCTGCCCAGGCTGATTACGTTGTACCAGCCCGTGGACGTCATGTTCGTACCAGACTGTCCCAGGGGAATCTCGATGCCGTTCACCACCACCGTCTGCACGTCCTGGATCGGCCCCATCCCCAACAGCACTTCCATGCGCGTCAGGTTGCCGTCATTCCGCGAGAACACGATCGGCGGCGCGAACCACGCCGTGCCATACAGCAAGGGAACATAATCGTTGTACTCCGCCGTGTTGTCGACAACCGGCGCATAAGAGCGGCCCTGTTGGCCGTAGCTCCTTACCAGAATGGACGAGGGCACGAATTCGAGTCCGCCGAACCGCATCGGCCCGCTGAACATCCCGCGAGCCTCGCAATCCGTCCGTGTATAGCCGCAGGATGTGTACGGCGCGCCACCCACCATTGCGCCCACACCGCCGGTCATATCCGGCGAGTAACCGCAGCGATAGAAGTGCGAGTATTGCCCGCTGCTTCCTCCAGACACCGCTTCCAGCCGCTGCTGTGCATTCAAGGGAAACAACCAGGGACAGCGCCGCTGGATACGCACCTCCGGCAGCAGCACCCTCTGCATGTTCATGCGATTTACAGCGGAGATCTGGAAGAGAGATTCCGTGCTCCGATCCGGCGGGTTGACAATTCCCTGAAACAAAACAGCTCTGTCGGATGTCGCTGCGTTTTCAAGGAGATTGTAGAAGAGAAAGGTTACGGTGAGAGTAGCGCCCTTCCAGCCCACCGAGCGCTCCAATTCTGAGAAGTAGGAATCTGCGTTGCCCAGCGACAACGATACACGTGGAATCGCGTCTACACCCTGGTCCGACGAGGTCTGGACCTCAAACAGATTGTGCTTCATCACTCGCGGCGCATACGTGTTTCCGTTGTACGCCACCTGGTGAGTGCTCCAGGACTCCAGTTGTCCGTTCGCCAGCGTGCAGTCGAAAAGCAGCAGCGGAGTATCGGTGACCGCCTGCTCCTTTAAATCATAGATACTCAACATTGACGATATCCAGCTCACAAGAGTGGCGGTTCGGACCCACGGTCGTAATAGTTAATGCATCGCTCTGAAATCGCGCGTTGGTATAGACGCCGCCCGTCTCGAACGTCTGCTTGTAAAGCGAAGCGGCTATCTGCGCCTCTGCCTGCATTCCGAACACGTCTAGCGTGCTACCAGGGTCGAGCGCGATTCCGAAGCTGATCGACTCCGCCTCGCTCTGCAACTGCCCCGCGGACGTCACCCGTGTCCACTCCGTCGAAATCGAGGCCGCAGTGGTCTCCGATCCTCGCACCAGCCACACCCGCGTACTCTGATCGCTGCGCGCGTACACGCTGAAGCAGTAGTCCATCGATGCGGGCGCGTCGATCGCCTGCTGCAACATGAGTGTGGCGCCGCTCGGGTTGCCGATTTGAAAGGCAGAAGTGCCTCCCAGCGGATCGACAATGTTGGCGGTGAGTGCCAAGAGCGGATCGGCCTGCCATGCCGCCTGGTTCTGTGCCTCGCTCCACGCCAGCAGATTGTCGACGGGGTCCAAAAAGGTGAATGGCGTAAGCTGGCCTTCCACGGCCTGAAAAAGAGCCTCGAGCGCCGCCAGCTCCTGGTCGCTTAACTCGGAAAAAGAGAGATGCCATTGCGTGATGGCCGCCCCCGGGTCCGCCAGCTTGATGTTGTAGCTCTCGCAGCTCTGATTGACGACCGTTCGTGCCATCCGCTGCCTTGTGATCGGAAACTGCCCCGTTGCGCCGGATGACAATTGCGGGAAATAGATCATCTCAGCTCCTGTTCTCGCAGATAGTCAGAGCGGCTTTATTCCTCATTTCACCGCTGAGCTGGAATGCGAATGTGTCCGCTCCAAAGCTGCAGTTCGGATAGACCGTTCCGTCCCAGGGGTCGGTAAACGAAAAACTCGCAAACCGTCCCTGGTTCTCCTGGAAAAACTGATCGAGCGCGGCCATCTCCTGTTCGTCAAGCAGGGCGAGCTGGATAGTCCATGTGTGCAGCACAGAAGGGCTATCGCGATAGCGTTGCTCGGTGCCGTCCAGAAAGCGAATCACTCCAGTGACGAACTGCAACTTTCTCTTCGCCGGATATTGAATTACGGCGCCGGTCTTGAGCGTGGGAAACATGGCGGTCAGAGGTCGGTCACTACGTCGTTGATCGAGTTCATGTTCAGCATCGCCTGCCGCACGGCTTGCGCGATCTCATCGCTATGGTCGAGGAACGATTGGCTGTCGATCGCTTGCACCTGCACCGTGATCTGTTGGCCGGCGCTGCTCGATCCCTGCCCTGCCGTCTGCCCGCCCGCTGCCCGCGGCAAGCCATTGTCGCCCCAAACGACGTTCTGGTAGTTACTGGTAGTCTCAAGGTTCAGCGTTGGCGGCATCGAATAGGGTACGAGTGGTGCGGGCTGCGACTGGCCGCCGCCAAACAGGCTCGAGGCTCACCACCACAACAGAAGGACCGCTCAGGCCTTGCTCCATCTCCCGAATTTTCTTGTAATAGATTTGTAGGTCCATGGTTTTCTCTTGCGAGGTGCAGGCATGCCCGGCCTCGGGCACGCCCAACCCCTCCGCATCGTTAGCAATTCACCTGAATTCCGAAGTTGTTCCGGATTACCGCGCAGCCGTATAGGACGTCCACGGTAAACTGCTGGGCCAACGTATTCGGTTGGTAGCTCATCACTACGCGCATGCCGAAGTTACCCATTTCGGCGTAGTGCGCTACCGCGCCTGTACCGTAAAGCGGTTGCGGCAGCCTCCGGATTACCAAGCCGATGGCGCCCTTCGTGAAAGCGATGTTGTGCGTCGTCATCGGCGAGCTGCCCGTATACGCGATATACTGCGACCGAAGCACGAAAAAGTCCTTGATCTTACCGACCGCGCCGTCGATCAATGCCCGCAGCCCCGCCTCCCCTGCCGTCTGGAATTCGCTGAAACGTTCGATCTGTCGCAACTGGGAATAAGTCGCGGCGTCCACTAACAGAAACTTCGGCTCGGACGGCGGAACCTTCGCCGTGAAGAGGGCGCTTTCTGCCTGGTCGATCACCGCTTCCACCAGCGGTGTCCCCGGCGTGCCCACCGGCGTATTCGCCGTAAACCCGGCGTACAGGTCCATCAGACTTGTCTCAATGCTCTCGGCTATCGCCACCACCGCCGGTTGCATGTACACCTGCAGCAAGTCCGGAACCGCCAGCACCTTGGTCACATCCGGAATCTGGAAAGTCGCTTCGGCGTGTGTGTTCAGTACGATCTGCGCATTCCCCAGATTCGGGTTCTGCGGTTGAACTTGTCCGCCTTCGGCTATGTTGTTGGCTACCAGGACTGGAGGAATCGGAATGTTCACCGTATCTCCCGCCTGCGCCAATACAGGTTCATAATCGCGGTTGACCAGGTTACCCATGACAAGGTTCCCAACCAAGGCGGGCAAAGCGTCTGCCGCCACCAGCTTCACAATCGCGCTGGCCACATTTGCTGATGTAATCGTCGCCATTCGTTCTCCTAAATGGAGCAGGCTTTATGCCTGTTCTCCAAAACTCGGGCATCTCTGCCTGTCTTGCCTATAACCCACGCAGATTCTGTGAAGCTACCCGCAGAATCTCCTTCCGCACCCGCTCCATCTCCTCCGGAGTCATACCCGGCCGGATGCCATCCAGATCGACACTCTCCGCGGCTTCCCGCGGCGCCTTGTGTGCGGCCGTGATTCCCGAGCCGCCCGAAATCCTCGCCGGCAGAAACTCCGGATTCTCGCCGACGAAACTGGCCAGATATTCCTTGGCCGGGATTTCGCCACTGTCGCCGTGCGCCAGAAGCCGGCCGTCTTCCGACCGGTAAATGTCGTCCTGCACGGCGCGGTATGCCAGGTCCACCTTGGCGACTCCCAAGCGCTGTAGCTCCGCCCGGATCGCGGCGCCCCTCTCGGCCTGTTCCGCCGCCTGCCGGCTGCGCTTGTTCTCTTCCACCACTTCGTTCAGCCGCCGCTCCAGTTGCTCGCGCCGCTTGCGCTCCTCCACGAGCTCGGTCTTGTAGGCCGGCTCGCTCTTGGATTGCTGCTCCTGCACGAACTCCTGGATCGCTTGCTTGACAAGCGTTTGTACGTCCGTCTCTTCCATATGCCTCCTAACTCATCGCTTCGATTTCTTGTGCGATCTGCGTCTTCACCTCCTGCCGCACATCCGAGAGGAATTTGAAAGCCAGTTTCTTGAAGACTTGTTTCTTTAGCGTCTCCGACGCAATGCCCAGGCTCAGCAGCTTTCGGGCGTCGTCCAGCTCGTTGCTGAAATCGCCGATGTCAAACTCGTCCAACCCAGAGACATCGATGGAGACGTTGTCTTTGCGGGCCGCGGAGATTGCCCCTAACACTCGCTTCATCGTTTCTTTCACCGCATCGCCGTACGCCCGCAACACCTCTTGAGTAATGCTGAAGTCCCGCTGCTTGCTGGTTCCGGATTGCGGCTGACTCGACGATCCGGTGCCGCCCGCGTGCGTAATCAAGTAACACACCCGGTAAATCTCGTCCTTCAGTTGAACCAGGTTGTCCGCCGCTATCTGGTAGACCTTGCCTTCCGGCTCAGTCCATCCGAACCGGTCTCCCGGGGCCAGTTGGATAAAGTAGGACTCACCTACGATCTGGTTCCACTCCCGATCCGAATAGATGACCGGAGACGCAAACAGGCCCATGGTCAGAGCCCAGGCAAGCGCGTTCGACTTATTGAAGTGCTCCAGTTGCAACAGCGCCGCCTTGTTCATCAGCCACAGCCCTTCGCTCACTTGCAACGGAAAGACCGGCACGCGGTTTTGGCCAGCCAGGCCGTGTACCCCTTCGTCCACCAGTCTTACTTCTTTGTCTTTCAACCGCTGGAAGACCTGAAAATTCTGGCGATCGTAGTAAATCCAGCGGGTCTCGCGAGTCCATTCATGCTCTGTGACCTTGGATTTTCGAAGCGACGACGTCCGGATGACCGCCCATTCCAGTCCGCCCCGATCGTCGTAGCTCCAGTTGATGAACTCCTCAGGCGAGTAATCCACCAGGTATGCGCGCGAGCTCCCGATGGCATCCTCCTCCGCGCGGCTGGCCACGGCCACCGGTGACCGGGGAAAGTCCACTACGATGTAACTCCGGCCATATACCAGCGTCTGCACAAACCGTTGCCGGAAGAATTCCGCAAGGCTCGTGCCTTTCAGGTCGCAGTCCTCGGCGAACAGATTGTAGAAATCTTTGGCGGCCTCGTCGCTTCCCTCAAATAGCAGGGCCGCCTCGCGCCGCATCAGAGTCGCTGCATACCAGTCGATGATCGAGCCGATATAGTTCTCGTAGAACACCCGGCTAAGCCGCTCGGCATAGATATCGTTCGGCTCCTTGTGCCGCCGCACCAGGTACTCAAAGGCGTTCTCCCGCATTGGCTCGCCGCCGGCGTAAAGGTCTCTGTACTTTCGCCACATCGCCTTCTTGGCCAAATACTCGGGATGTTCTCGGTCGATATTTAGCATGTCGTCCTTAAATCAGCCGCTCCCTATGTTCCCCGATCGCTGCCTGCGGCCGGCACTCTTGCCACAGCACATAACCAAGCGCATCCGAGAGGTGCGTCCTTCGGCGGTCTTTCTCTTTGTCGATCGCATTGCTGTCCGCCTGGTAAGAAACCTGCTCGAAGTCCTTGATCAGCTCTTTGCACTTGGCGTCCACCAGCAACTTTATCTCCCCCGCGGCTGACCTCAGCCTTCCGTTCGTCAGTTGAATCCGCTCACGTACACTCGGGTTCGCCTTGGGCACCTTGTAAGCCACCCGCGCGCCATAATGCCCGCGAAAGTACTCTCGAACGATCTGGTAGTCGGAGGCGCCGGTCGTATGCAGACTGTTGCCCGACGCGTCTCCGTAAACCACTACGCCTCCCCGATGATCGGGAAATCGCCTTTCAAACTCCTCGCAGGCCTCTTGCGTGCTGGCGTGCCGGATCACGATTTCGTCCACCACCAGTATCTTGCCGGCCTCCATTTGCACGACCACCGAGGACATCGGATCCACATTGAAATCCAGCGCCCAAAGCAACGGGTAATTCGGATTGATCCGTAGCTCCTTTACGTGATCGCACCGGCTGAAGGCGTTGTAGACAAGCCCTCCCTGCAGGCTCAAGTACTGCCCGAGCGCTTCTTGTTGATAGAAGGTCTCGTCGTAGCTGTTGCGTAGCCGTTCGTAAAAATCCGGAACTTTCTGCAGCACGAAGCGATTTTCAAAAGCCTTGGCCACGATGGCGCTATACCCGGCCACCGGATCCGCGATGAATTTCTGGTACACCCAGTCGTACCCCTTGGGCGTCCACACCGCGAAGCCGCACAGTCTCGTGGCTTGCGGATCGCGTAGCCGGCCTTCCAATCGCAGCCACGCCTGCTCGGGCGAATAAGTCAGCTCGTCCAATCCGAACCAGGCCAGATTCGTGCCGCGTAGCCGCTCAAAATCGTCGACCGGCCGGAATAGAATTCTGGATCCTGTGTCTTTCATCAGCAGCACGTTCTCGCCCTTGTTGTATTCGTACGGAATCTCATTGCTCGCCAAAATCTCGAACAGTGTCGTCTGCGTCGCATCCCGTAACATGGGATAAGTAGGCGCCCCGATCAACCCTTGTCTCCCCGTATTGACATAACTGAGTTTGATCGCCTCCTGGCAAAGCGCCTGGCTCTTGCCGGAAGCAATTGGCCCCGAGAAACCCTTGAATCGCGCTGGGTCGTCGTGAAAGGCCTTCTGGGAAGGGAGCGGGTCATAGTTTATCGTTCGGTCCCATTCTCCGTCGTTTGTGGATTTAACCAT